AAGTCTTGAACGCCGCCCACCGTTTCGGCCTTGCGGACCCACAGCCCGCCAGCCTCAACACCAGCAGCGGCGAGCATGTAAGCGTGAGCCGTGCGGGCCAAGAGGGACGCGGTCGGGCCATTCGAGGACCAGCACTCAACCGTTAGCTGTGCGGTATCCGAGACGATGCCCGCGCGTGAACCGCCAGTGAGCGACACCTTGACCATGTTGTTCGGCATCGCAGAAGGCACCGAAGTGGCAACCCGATCCGCCAGGACACCAAGGCCCGTGCGGAGGTAAGTTGTGGCCGCAGCGAGGACATCTGGGGTGACTAGAACCTCAGTCATCAGCCCCCCAGCCTGTCAAAGACGCGCATGAGCGTGTTGTGTTTCGCGTTATCCCGAATCGCCCTGAAATCGCCCGTGAACACGGTCCCAATCGCGCGACCAAGCGTCCCGCGCCCGACACCCTGCACCACGGACCCAACATAGCCATCACCAGCAGCAGAAGCCGCAGCGTCCACCTTGCCTTCGAGGATCTTCACAGCCTCCGGGGATCGCCGGATAGCCTCAAAGCCAGCATTATTCCACTTGAACTTCGTGCTAGCCATAAACCCTCCGCAAACTCACAACAGCGCCGGCCTCACGGTTCGAGAACATATTCCGCCACTGACGGACCACGCCCACAACCTCATAAGTGACGCCTCGGACAATGACCTGATCCTGCGGCTTGAACGGCATGTTGAATGGGCCGTAAAGCGTCGGCTCAACAATCACCCGATCCTGACCAGGTAGGCGCGGCTCAGAAGTCGAGCCCGGATCAAAACCGTAGCCAGTCAACTCGACCGGATCCGCGAACCCCTCCGCGTCGTTGCCATAAGCGTCAACAGCGCCCGCCTCGTAGGCCAGGCGCAACACGGACTCACTCATGACCAGCCCGCCGGGAACATACTCACGCTAAAAGCACGCTGCCCGCCAGCAGAACCAAGCGCCAACTTCTTCATCTCGTCTTCCGTTAGGTAGAGCGAGCCCGGCTCGGTGCCACCATAGGTGCGCGAGCCCGAGAAGGGGCCTGTCGTTTCCTGAACCTGCCGCAGGCCTTCCGGGTTGCGGAACTTCCTGATGACCATGTCAATGACGACGTCTCTAGCATTCTCTAGAAGGTCCGGCTCCGTAGCCGACACGATCCGGTCCTCTATGCCAGTCACGGAAGACCGGACTAGACGTTCCGCCTTAGCGATCCACTTATCAACCAGCATCGCATCATCCGGAGCATCAGGCCCGATCCAAGCGGAAGTCACATCATCGGCAGTAGTCCAAGCCATGACAGGCCTCCTAGAAGATCAGTTAGTGGATTTTCGTTGACGCCGAACGGCGGGCTTCTCAGGTACGGCGGCCGGGGCGCTCACCAAAACCTCAGGGTTCGTAATGAGTTCAACAGCCCAATCGGGCACCTCATCGCCCGGCACAAACACCACGGGGGTGAATGTGCCGGGGCGAGTCAGTACAACCGCAGTCGCGGCAACAGCCAACTACAGAACCTTCGCGGAGAACGACAGGCCGGCGTTAGCCAGGACCGGAAGCGCGATGGCGTCAGAGATGACCTCGGCAATAACCGGGGGCTTCTCGTTGCGGAAAACGCCAGCCACGATGCCCGGCTGCTCAGAATCTTCGATGCCCCAGTTGAGGTCGGTCGAGGTGAGCGTCTGGCCCCAGAAGGTGCCGCCAAGCTGCGTACCGGAAGCGTCATCCGCGGCAACAGGCGCCGGGAGCATCAGGATTCGGTCATCCGCGAGCACCTTAGTAGACACGCCACCGGACTGCACGCGACGGTCAAACAGGTAGATCGGGGGGAGCCCCATACCTGCGAGGATGGCGTCAATGTCAGCCTTCGAAGCCGGACGGCTAGCACCACCGGCAAGGACGGTCTTGAACTGATCGCCGGAAGCCAGCGCGCGGAAAGCGCGAGTGGACATAACCAGCGAACCGGCAGCCTCACCGTTGGTGCCGATGTAAACATCGTTCCAGGCGGTCAGGTCCGCGAGACGGTCAACCGAAGTCGTGGTCCACAGTGCGCCAGCAGTCACGGTGTGACCAGCGGGGCGGCCGAAGTCATCGTCAGTCTTGAAGTTGTCCTGATCGATGGTGGCCTTGCCGGTGTTCAGCACAACGCCGCGGAGGCGTTCGATACGGTCAGCGACAGCCTGGACAACCTGAACGGTCGTCTTCTGGATGTTCCGCAGCACAGCGTCATCCGAGGCGTTGCGGTTGCGGAGCTGCTGGTACTCCGAAACGGGGATGTTCTGCCCCAGCGCCGGAAGTTCCAGAGTTACGCGCTTGGAAGGGTTGGCCTTGCCAATCTCAGGCTCAGCATCGTAAGCGCGGAACTTGGCTTCCTCAACGAGGCCGGTAGAACCAGCCACGAAGCGAACAACCACGTCAGAGACGGTCTGGTTGGGAAGCCACTGAGCAAGGGTGCCCTTGCGTGCTTCGTAGTCAGCCAGAGCAGCGCGGGCGTAACCCGTGAGTGTAGCGGGATCAATAACGTCAGTCCAAAGTGCCATGTTCTATCTCTCCTAGACGTAAACGATGGTGGTGGCGGAGAGCTTCGCGGCAGCAGCAGGCTTGACGAACGTTCCGGGGACAAGTGCAGCCTTGACGCGGCCATGGTCAATCAGCGGCGCGGGGATGTTCGCGGAGCCGACGACAGCCTGATCGGTGAGGATGTGACCGGCGAGGATGCCAGCGCCAGTCACCGTGCCCTCCGTGGCGTCATAGGGGACCAGGAGCCCGGCTACTTTGGCGACCGGCTGACCCGAACGAATGAAGCCGTCCGGGTAGTGGGTGCCAGCGGTGAATGCGGCGACGTTGATGGTTTCAGTCCGGGCATTGCCAATGGCATGCGCGGATCCGAGCCAGGACTGGTCGCCAGTCGAAAAGGTCTCTGTCCGAAGACGAGGCATGGGAGATTCCTAACGTAAGGGGTTGGTGTTACTTGCGTGATTCAGCGAACATTTCCGCACCGGCGGAGACGGACTTAGCGGGCTTACCACCCTGACCCGGCGTTACCGCGGGGACGAACGGTGCCTTAGGGCCGGGAGCCTGCTCACCACGGAAGGTCAGCAGTGCATCAGCAGCCGCTTCGAGTTCTTCCTTCGTGGATCCGGTCAGAAGTGATGCGGGGACGTTCTTTGCTGCCGCGATGTCAGAGCGCAGAGCCTTCGCCGAAGCATCGGCCGCCAGGGCCTCCGCCGCAGCAGCCCGGTCAAGGGCCTTCTGAAGGTCTGATTTGTTCTTCTCTTCGAGCGCGTCGAACTGCTCGGCCTTCGCCTTCAAGTCCGAATAGTCGCCAAACTTCGCACGCTCACGGGCCAAGCGATCACCGATGATCCGGTCAAGCTCTTCCTGAGAAGCGGGCGCAATGAACGTAGCCGGAGCTGGCGTCACTGGTTCAACAACGGGGGGGATTACTTCTTCGGGCATGGCGAAAGCCACCTTCCGTTTAGAGCCTGTCGGCTATTTGAGTTCCAGCCAGTTAGCGTCGGCTGTTCACGCGCAACCCCTTACAGGGGAAGAATTTGGGGGCTACTCGGCGTCTCTGGCCTTGCGATAAAGGTCATAGAGGGCGTCGGGATCATAACCAAACTCAACGCGGGCCTTGGTTTCATCCCAGACCGGCATTGCGTTGCATCGGCACTTGCCATGGAACTTCTTCGTCTCGCCCGCCGTGGACTTCGAATAAACAAAGCCGCGAGAGGCAAGCATGAGACAGAACTTGCAAGCGCCGGGCTCCGGGACGCGCGCATACGCCGCATTGTCCTTGTGCGCCGCCTGCATGACAGTGTCACGGCCGGGCTGCAACGCGTACTCATTCGCCACCATGGACAGGAAGCCCGTCAGCGTAGCGCTATCACCAAGCCACAAGGGACCGCTCGCCCGCGTAGCGTAACCAAGCCGTCCGTTGACCTGCTCGGTAGGGATGAGCGGTGCCAAGGGAGCCCTAAAGCTACCCACGACGCCCTCGGATGCCCTGAGTTCGTCATACCAGTCAGCCGCGACCGTAGCCGCTACATCCCCATATTCGGAAACAAGCGCCGGGACGAACTCGAACAAGGCCCGCTGGACCGCCTCAGGGCGCTCAAAATTCAGAGCACCAAGGAAGTCCAGCAAGTCCCGTTCTACGAGGTCAGAGATGCCATTATTGGCCTGCTCGAACCGCGTCAGTAGTTGCAGCGACATCAACAGCTCCCTGCGTCGGTGCCTTAGCGGCGGTTATCAGGGCATCCATTCTTGTGCCGGCGCTAGCGCGCCTATGCTCCGCCTGGATGCGTTCTATGTCCGTCTGGTCATAACCAAGCTGCTCCAAAGCAACCTCGGAGTCCGGCCGCAGCACGCCGGCGGTGATTTGCATGACCGTGGACTGCGTCTGAGCCTGCTTAGTAGGCGTAGAAGCGTCTCGGAACTTAGGACGCAGGCGAAGTAGATCCTTGGGGACCTCAGACAGGCCGTCACGGGTCATCACAGCCAACTGAGCAACCTCGGTCAGCCCCGAGCCCAACTCAACCTGGCACAACTCGGCAACGCCGACCATGTCAGCCCACGCGGCGTCAATCGCCTCAGCCGATGCCGGGTTATCGTGAATGATGCCAAGGTTCGACGGCGGAATAGCCGTCTCACCAGCAAACATCATCGCGATAGAACGCAGATGCTCAGCATGAGGCTGCATTGAAATCTGAGGGAACTGCCCAACGGTAGGGATTTCCCCATCCTCATCGCGGCTGATCGTCAGCATTCGGCCGATGACGGCCTCCCACTGCGTGCGGGCCTGCCCATCCGAGCCGACAAAGGCAGACTCTTCCGCGCCGAGCATGTAGCGCTGAGGGCTGGAGTAGAACTCCGCCGACACTTCCGTGCGAAGCATCGTCCGAACGGCTTGATCCGTCAATGAGATAACTGACCGGGAGATTCGAGACATGCCAAACGGGCGGCCCATCCGCGGACGATACCGAAGTGGCACCACCGGAACGCGGCCAAGCTTATGGAATGCGCGCTCCGCCAGCCATTTTCCGCCGTACTCCTTGGACAAAGTAATAACCTGGTCATCAAGGTAAAGAACGGCAGTCTGCGGTTTCCGTGAACGCGCATCAAAAGCAGGCATCCACAACGCCGCAGCAAGGCGTCGCCTACGCCCATCCCACAGGCCCGTAGCCTCAGTGGCGGGCATGGTCTGAATCAGGACCTCAGGCTCGCCGATGGACGTATCCCCGCCAGTCACGGCGACAAAAGACACGCCATGGATGAACGTCGAAACGAACGCTTGGGGAATCTCCACAGCCATCGAGTTGGCCGCGAAAATATCTTCAATGCCAGTGTCAGCACTCGACTGCCCCGGAACAACAAAGCCGCCAAGATGCAACCGAGACGCCAAGACATCGCACGTCTTCGCCGGCCACCCAATGACTGTCTCAAGGTCCCGCATCTGCGGCGGAATCGAAATGCCATACCTATCCAGGCGCTTCTTGCCGTCGTAATAAGCATCGCGGACAGCAAGTCGCGGGCGCCGCGCATCCAACTGGGTAACAAGTGACGAGAGAGTGAACTGCTCCGCCTCGGTCAATTCATCAGACAGGATCCTAGTCACCAAGCACCACCACTTTTCCGCCACCAGAACTGCCAGGGACTTTAGACTTTGCGAACTTCACGGCACCAAAATGGGCGCAAGTAATTGACATGACAGGCGAAAGGTCAATATCGAACCCTTTGCGGTTCCACTTCCATGCGCCACCATCACCAAACTTCTGTTTCACAGCACCAGCCAACGAGGCATCGAGTTCCTCCTGTGCGTGGTGGGTGACGGTTCGGTCCTTTAGAACAGCGTCATATAGACCGCCACAAGCCTGCGAAAGCTCATTGGGGCCGAGGATGAAAACCTTGCAACCACGCTTCTTGAGCGCCGGCTCGATGGAGCGAATTGGAGAGTATGCGTCAATAACAACCGGCACCCGCCGGCCCGCGCGTTGATAAATCCAATCGACAAGCGCCTGTGAACCAGCGTCCGCAAACCTGTCATCGGCAGCCAACTCCAAATGCACGCCCTGTGGAGACTTGGCGGCAACAGCAATCGTCACCTTCGTGCGCTCCGGGTTCATATCCAGACCCAAGGAGACAACCGGCCACTCCTCGGGGACGACATCGACAGCTAGGTCACTCCACGCATCTGCCGGTATGACCGAACTGCGCCCATCGTCATCCCAAATCCCCAGCGCCTCTCGGCGGAACGAGTCATCGTCCGTCAAGTTCTCGCGCATGCGCTCCATGGACTCCAGCGGCGTCCTATCCGGGAAGGAAGGATTGGCCTTTGCCCACTGTGCTTTATCCTCAAGATCGGCATCAGCGTCCGCCGAAAACTCGATGTAAGCCATATTCTCGGCCTTGCCGGACAGCGCCTTCGACCTTCGATTCGTGAACTCCTCGCCTGGATCTACCGGGCGAGGCGGGGTGCCCATAAAGAACAACAGGGCGCCGCTTGGCTGGCGAGACTGGTTGGTCGCCGCGACCATGTCCTCCAGTGCCTTCGATGTCAGGATCTGCGCCTCATCGAAAACTTCAACGTCAACCTCATCGAAGCCTCGACCAAAGCCCTGCTCCCTAGCGCCAAACATGATGATGGAGCCGTTGCGGAACTTGATTTCCTGCTCGCCGTTGGCGGTGCGGATGCCGTTATGCGCTACATGGCCAGCGACCTTCTTCTTTCGAACCATGCCTTGCAGAGAACGGAACGTGTTAGTTGTCGTCCGGGTTCGGTGAGCCGTCCAAATGACGGTCAGCCCCGGATTCAAAATGCACAGAGCGATCACAATCATGCCGACAAGAAAAGTCTTACCGACCTGTCGGGGGATGCTCAGAACAATCCCGCCAACAGTCGCCGCATACTTACCGTCAGCCCGCTTGCCGAGGGCGATCTTCCCTACGCCGTGCTGCCACAGATCAAAACTGACGCCCATCTCGGCGCACTGCGCTTGAACCTTAGGCCACGCCGTAGTCTTGACCCCGCTAGGAATGACAACGTGCCTCGCGAGCTCAGATAGCAGCGGCGTCGAATGCTTCGTCTGGGAGTTCGCCACTGCCGCCAGCCTCATCTTCCCTGGCGTCAATCGCCTCAATATCTCGCACAACCTCGACCAGCCGCTTAGTCAAAGCAGCCAAGTCGCGCGCAGGAGTGTTGGGATCCTCGACCGCCTTCGCAATGCGAGTCCGCATTGCCACCAGCAGGTCCCTAGTCGAGCCCGTATCGGCCGCCTCAGACACCGTCTTAGGCTTAGTCGGGGCAGCCCTATCGTCAGGGGATACCGCCCTCAAGGGCGTCTTGCGAGCTGCCATTGGCCCGTACCTCCTTGGGAAAAAATGCTGGGGAGAGAAATTTCGCA